GCAACATCTTTTATTGCTACTTCATTTTTCTCTCCAACAGATAAAATTAAACTTTCTTTTTCATTATAGTTTTCTAATGTCCACATAAAAAGTTTTGCTAAATCATCAGAGTAAATAAATTGCCGTAAGGGCGTACCACTTCCTAAAACCCTAAATGTGTTCCCTTCCTTTTTTGCCAAATAACATCTTTGTGTTAGTGCTGGAATTACATGACCGTCTTCTAAATTATAATTATCGTTGGGTCCGTAAATATTTGTAGGTATAACGCAAATAAAGTTATCGTCAAATTGGTCCTGATAGGTTTTACAGTGAATTTCTAACATTCTCTTAGCATAAGCATATGCGTCGTTGGATGAATGAGGAGGTCCGTCGTGCAACATTGTTTCGTTGATCGGATATATGGTTTTATCTGGAAAAATACATGTAGAAAGACAACAAACTAGTTTTTTTACTTTAAATGTATGTGAATATTTGACAACATTAAAGTTAATTAATGTATTTTTTTCAAACATATCAACTTTATAATTCATATTTTTGAAAAGTCCACCAACGCACGCTGCCAAATGGATAACATAATCTGGTTTGTGTTTGTCAAACAAGTTGTATGTTTGCATATAATCAGTAAGATCAGCATCTTTGGAAGATACAAATATAAAATCATATGGATAGTTTGGAGAGATATTTTTAATGGCAGAACCAACAAGACCTGAAGAACCGGTAACTAAAACTTTCATTATAATATAGTAATATTATTTAATTATTATACTAATGTATAAACTTATTTAACACATCTTCATATTGAAGATATGTTAAAATTATAACTCGGTTACGGAGAGAAAAATAAAATATTTTTATTTAATATATAATGAATAAAATATCAAAACTGTCCAAACTTTGTAGTTCGTTGACAATAGGAAAAAATAACATGATAGGTGATAATGTTAAAATAATGGAAAATGTTATTATTGGTAATAATAATAAAATCTATGATAATACAATTATTTATCCAAATACTACAATAGGTAATAATAATATTTTTTTAAACAATAATATTATAGGTGAATTAGGGGTTCAATCACATATTAATTACGAAAATTTCGAATTTAAATACAACGGTTTAGAAATAGGTGATCATAATTTTTTTCATGTGAATAATATAATTTTTAATGGGTATGAAAACAAAACAATTATAGGGAATAACAACAAATTTCTTGCTGAAAATCATATCGGACATGATACCGAAATTAAAAATAATGTTGTAATATATCCAAGATGTATAACAGGGGGTGGTAGTAAAATATTATCACATTCGGTAATGGGGTTTTATTCTACAATTCAACAAAACAGAGTGTTGGGTTCTTATTCAATGATAGGTGGTGGGAATAATGTTTCGCATAATGTATTCCCGTTCTTCATATATTTCAATAATAAATATATTAGATATAATACACACGCAATCCCAGCAGATTTTGAAATAAATAAAATAAATTTAAAAGAAATTATTGATTATATCAAAAAAAATTCGTTCGATGAACATGTAAAGAATGAAATCAATATTTTGCCCGAAAATATAAAGGCTCCAATTTTAGATTTTTATATCAATTTAGATGACAATTGTAAAATCTAACCCCATGTATATAAATTTTTTAAAATTATAATTGTATCATTTCTCTATATATGTTTTAGTTTTTTCATATATATACATACCTATAATACTAGAGGGTAAACTTCTCATTATGGGATACTGAACTCCTTTATATAAATTAATAACTGAAAAATTATTTTTATTACTGATAATTTGGTTTCTAATATTATCAATAGGATATGTTAATCCCCAAACAGCACTTGTCCCGCAAAATGCAGACAACCATAATGGAACATCATTATCTTTTAATTCATTATATGTATATAAAAATATAGTTGATCCCAAAAAACATCTAGAATATTCTAATGGAATTGTTTTTGTTAAATTATTAATTGTAAAATTAATTTTTTGATTTGTTACAGATTTATTAACAATGAAAAAATTATAAGGTATCCCTATAAATGTTGATAATGAACTTGATTTACATGAAGATAAAAAATTTGAATCGTTATTTTTCCTAAAATAATCATATAAATAAAACTGACATCCTCTTTCCAAACCACTTGCTATAATTGAATAATGAATACCCTTAAATAAGTTAATTTTTTTATTTATGTTCAATTGAGATTTTATTTTTAAAATCTCAAATGGATGTGAAATTATACTTCTGGAAACACCCATACAGAAACCGGGTATGAAATTTAAATAATCATCCATATTAATATCTATTTATAAAATAAATTTAAATAGTTAAATTCCAACACTTATACCATACCAATAAAATTATTGCTCGATTATTTGTTTAATTTCTTCGATCATTTTTTGTTCGTTTAAATTATTTTTTGCATGGACGTGTCCTTCTTTGCGTATTTTATTAAACAATTCTATATTATCAAATATATAATTTATTTGAGGATTTAAATCTTTACTAAAATCCATTAAATAACAATTTTTCATATTTACTAATCCTATTTCACCAATATATTTTTCTTCTTTTAATGGCATTACAAGCAATGATCCTGAACCTAGTATTTCAAATGTTTTTAATAAAATAGCATGTGTATTTACTAATTTACCACCTATCGCAGCCAACTTTCTATTTGGTTTATACCCTCCCTTCACAAAATAAATAGAACTTGAAAAACACGCAAAATATGAATTTAAACACTTATTATAAATAAATTTAGTTGACTTTATGTCATTTGTTGATCTTGGTCTTACATACAATTTTTCATTGTCAAATGTAGTGAGAAAGTGTCTTTCAGTATAGGTTGTTGAAGTGTTCCCTGAAATAAGCAAATTATAGATTGGATTATGATTAAATTCTAAGAAGCATTCATTATAACAACACCAATGGTTTTTAAATATAAAATTATTTTTATAATTTTTAACATATGGGTTTATAAAATTAATTAATTCATCAATATTGTTAGCAAAACAAATATTTTTAAAATTTTTAGGGTGGAAATGTATTTTATCTACACACGCCCCCCAAAAATCAAAAGTGAATAAATAAAATTTAAATTTAACATTCTTTGTATTATTTAAATAATTAATAATTTGACTTTTTAAGATGGATTTATTGTTATGACTGTATAAAACTAAAATATTATTGTGTTTATTGTGTTTATCAAGCATTTCATCTACGTTTTTTTCATCTATATGTATAGGTGTAAACGTACTTATATAATTATTTAAAACTGGATTAGTTTTATCATTGAAACCATTATCAGACTTAATATAAAAATATTTATTATTCATTATTATATTTAATAATATTTAATAATATTTAATATTTTGCAACAAAAATAAATTTTTGGATATTAATTGTTGGTAAGTTCTAAAAACTTTTTAATACCTTCTTTATCATACCACATCATACCATATTCACCTATATACATTTTTGATTTTAATTCATACATTATAAAATTTTTATTGATTTTTTTTTCATTGTAAATGTCATTATTACTTTTATTAATATTAAAGATTAATAATTTTATCTTATCTCCAAATTTATAATACAATGAGTCGTATAATTTATTATATGTATCTTCTTCTATTGCCAAATTTGAAATATATAAAGGTTGTATCATCACAAATATAATTTGCGAATCTTGGTCGACTAGTTTGTTAAATCTTTCAACACATCTAACTAAATAATTATAATCTTTTGGATTTGTTAAATCGTGATGTTGGTGGTCACAGTTAATATTTGTAAATAAAGTTCGTGTATTATTATAGTATACATTATTTATTGTCCCATTTCTTAATTTAGTATAATTATTCATATTTAAAAATTGCGTAAAATTATCGTTAATAGTATGTGTTATATTATCAATTTTGGTTACCATCCAGTCAAAAGGATATGATACGTGTTTTAAATTATTTTTTTTTAATATCATAGAAGTTAAACAATAATTTCCCAAACTCACAAAAATTTTTGAATTATTTTTATCATTTTTATCATCATTATCATAAAACATTTTATAATATATATATATATATAAATGAGTAAACTACATTTTAAAACAAATACAGATATTAGGGGCAAGTTAATTGCAATTGATTCTGAATTTGATTTACCATTTGATATAAAAAGAATATTTTACATAAAAGATTTAGATAATAAGGAAAGAGGATTTCATGCACATAAAAAATGTTTGCAAGTATTAGTAGCCATTCAGGGTAGTTTTACACTAAAATTGGATAATGGTTTTGACAAAAAGGAATTTATATTAAATAAATATAACGATGGTATATTAATACCCTTATTTAATTATTTAACTATGTCCAACTTTTCAGATGATTGTATTATAATGGTTATTTGTTCTTATAAATATGATGAAACTGAATATATAAGAGATTACGATGAATTTTTAGAATTAGTTAGAACTAATGCTATACAAAATACTAAAAATATATCAAACTTTTCTTTAAAAAAACAGACAGAAACTATAAAGGACATTATTATGAATAAAATGGAAGATATTATTGATAGGAATGCCTTTGTGATGGGCAAAGATGTTTTAGAATTTGAAAATAAATTTAAAGATTATAATAAAATACAAAATTGTATAGCAATAAGCAATGGTTGCTCAGCACTAAAAGTGAGTATTAAATCATTACAGTTAAATAATCCTAAAATATTAGTTCAAGCAAACACTTATGTTGCAGTACCATTAGTTTGTGAAGAATTAAATATACCATATGAAGTAATAGATATCAATGAAAATCTATTATTAGATTTGGATAAATTGGAAAAATATTTTGAAAATAATATGGATAATGAAATTAATTATATTGTAATTATCGTACATTTATATGGAAATTCTGTAGATATGCATAAGTTGATGAAAATGAAAAAGAAGTATAATTTTAAGTTGATAGAAGATGCTGCACAGGCGCATGGATCTGAATATGACAATAAAAAACTAGGCACTTTTGGAGATTTAGGTTGTTTTTCATTTTATCCAAGTAAAAATTTGGGCGCATTCGGAGAAGGTGGTGCTATTATTACCAATAATAATGATTATGCAAAATTTTGTAAGTATTATAGAAATTATGGGTCAATTAAAAAATATGAATGGGAAATTATTGGATCAAATGAAAGAATGCATAATTTGCAAGGAGGGATTTTATCCATAAAATTAGATTTTTTAGATAAATGGAATAAAAATAGATTAAAACTTGCTAATGTTTATATTGATAATATTAAGAATGTCAAAATAAAAATTTTAACTCCTATAGATAAATGTGTTTCTAATTATCATCTTTTTATAATTTTAACCAAAGAAAGAGACTCTTTAAAAGATTTTTTGGAAAGAAATAATATTTCTTGTGCCATTCATTATCCCAAACCTTTTTACGAAAGCAATGCGTATGAACATATTAATCCATCAAATATACCAATAATGGATGAATTTAAGAATGACTTGTTGTCTCTCCCAATGTATCCGGAATTAACAGTTGAAGATGTAATGAGTGTTTGTGAAAAAATAAATGAGTTTTAATTTTGAATTATAGTAACTAAAACCTTCACTACATAACTAAAACTTTCATTACAATATAGTAATATTATTTTTCATTCTTTCTAACGTTTTCCTTACAGAAACCCTTATATGGTTGATTTCGGGAAACATCGAAAGAAGTTTAGTTGTATCCAAGCAATCATTCGAACGACCTCCTGCTAATATTTTATCTTGATCTTCTTTTGAGAAGTTTTTCCAGGTAAATTCAGGATCAATAATTTCTTTATACATATCTAGAATTTCATTATGCGTAACAACGCCGGGGTTGGTGAGATTAACAGTCCCTGTTATATTTTTCTTGGCCATTTCAATAACGCATGGCAATAAATCATCCAATACTGTCATAGAATTAGGTATCGAGCAAATATATTCGTATGTAATAATTTTAGTAATAAAGTTTCTTGGTTCTAATTTATCAATAAGAGGCATTCTAATTCTTAAATTTAAACAATTGTCTTCTAAAAGATGCATAAGTTCATCTGTATATCCCTTTACAGTTGAATAAGAAGATTCGAAAAAATTGGGGAGCGATTCTTCAGTAAAACCAGTGGTTTCATCGCCAAATGGGTGGTTTTCATCGTATTTAAATATACAACCAGTTCCTAAGTAAGTAAAGTGTATGTTATGTTTTTTACAAAGCAAACCTAAAACAAGGGGAGAAAATAGATTGTCTCGAACATTTTCTTTGATTTTACCTTTTTGTTCTAAATAATCTATGGTTGTATATTTGGTCCCGTCATCTGTTGTTCCATGTGTTCTTCCAATAAAACTCATAACATGGGTTGGTTTAACAAGTAAAATTTCTTCTTCAACTGCTTTTTTATTTTCAGCGCGAGATTTAGCACAAACAAAATGAATGTTTTGTTTTTCTAAAAGTTTAGTAACCGTAACCATCGATCCAATCCATCCTTTGTGTCCAAAAATTAAAAATTTCATATTTATTATATATAAAGAAACATGAATGAAAAAATAAACTTATTGATAACCGGAGGGTGTGGATTTATCGGATCCAATTTTATAAATCATATTTTCAAGAAAAATAAATATAATATTATTAATTTTGATGCCATGTACTACTGCGCAAATGAAAGCAATGTGAATACAGAAATTAGAGAATCTGAAAATTATACATTTATAAAAGGTAACTTGTGTTCAGAAGATTTAGTAACTCATGTTCTTAATACCCATAAAATAGATGAAGTTATACATTTTGCTGCACAAAGTCACGTTCAAAATTCTTTTTCTGATGCACTCCAATACACGAAAGACAATATTTTAGGAACACATATACTGTTAGAATGTTGTCGAAAATATGGAAAAATACAAAAATTTATCCATGTTTCCACAGATGAAGTATATGGAGAATCGATGAATAATGTTAATGAAAATCACAAAACAGAACATAGTGTATTATGCCCCACCAATCCTTATGCCGCCACTAAGGCTGGGGCGGAATTAATAGCACAATCTTACAATCATTCATTTAATATGCCTATTATCATTACACGTGGGAATAACGTGTTCGGTCCAAATCAATATCCTGAAAAAATTGTTCCTAGATTTATTCAACTTTTGAAAGAAAACCAAAAGGTTACTATTCAAGGCAAAGGAACTGCTGTAAGAGCATTTTTACATGCATATGATACGGCTACGGCTTTTGAATGTATATTAAATAAAGGCTTAATCGGAGAGATTTATAACATCGGTTGTGATGAAGGGATGGAATATTCTGTCATAGATGTGGCAAAAATTTTAATTAAAATGATTAAAAAAACCGAAAAATATGATGACTGGATCGAGTATATAGAAGACAGACCATTTAATGATCAGCGTTACTATATTTCAAATCAAAAGTTAAAAGATTTAGGATGGAATATTACGATAGATTTTATGGATGGGTTAAAAAGTATCGTAAATAAAAATAAATAAATGTTATGAAGATTTTCTTTAGAAAAATTGTTACAGTTGAGTGAGTTATTTTTTTTTGTAATATATCATATATTTCTTTATATTATATGATATCAATTATAGGATTAGGATTTGTTGGAGGCTCTATGGTTAAGAGTTTTAAAATAAAAGGATTTCAAGTTAAAGGATATGATAAGTTTATCGAATCTGATAGTTTTGAGGAATGTTTAGAGGGCGAAATCATGTTTTTAGCCCTTCCAACTATATTTAATGAAGAAACAAACACTTATGACAAAGAACCGATACATGAAACATGTAATAAACTTGTTGAAAATAATTATAAGGGATTGGTTATAATAAAATCAACCGTAGAACCGGAAACAACAAAAAATCTCTCCGATCAGTATAATTTGAAATTTGTACATAATCCAGAGTTTTTAACTGCCGCAACCGCGTTTGAAGATTTTCATAATCAAAAACACATTGTTTTAGGTAAGAGTAAAAATATCAATGATAATGATATTAAAACTTTAATTGCTTTTTACAATAAAGGTTACCCTAACGCAGAGATTTCTATATGTACTTCAACTGAAAGTGAATCAATGAAATGTTTTGTAAACTGTTTTTATGCCACAAAGATACAATTCTTTAATGAACTGTATTTATTATGCAAATCTATGGATTGTGATTATGATACAGTAAAAAATTTAATGTTGAAAAATAAATGGATAAATCCAATGCATACAAATGTTCCCGGAACGGATGGTAGTTTAAGTTACGGGGGTTATTGCTTTCCAAAAGATACAAGTGCTCTTTTGCATTTTATGAAATCGAAAAAAACACCACACAAAGTTTTAGATGCGGTTATTGCCGAAAGAAATGAAATGAGAACAGATAATGTAAATATTAAGACATCTGTAAAGCGTCAAAAAAGAACTTGGACCAGAGAACAATTATTAAAAGAGTTAGAAAAATTTACAGAAAAAGATAAAGAATATTTATAATTTTATTTATGATTTTATTATATGATTTATAATATCGTCAATCGATTTCCACTTTAATCCGTAATCCGATTGATTATGAATTACAGGTATTCCCATTGCCTCACATTCTTGCACACTATTGGCATTTCCATCATGCATTGTTAGTCTTAACATTATAAAACACTGTTTATAAATATTAGGCATTTCTGACCAATCAACATTTAATTGATTGCTAAATATAAATTTATATTGTGGTAATCTTTTTATAACATCTGTATAGTATTTCTCTCCGTACATATGTTCTCTTCCTTTATGTTGTCCATTAAAGATAAATATTTTATCTCCCAATTCCGATTTAGGGATAGGATAAAATAATGAAGTATTTACAACATTGTAATCCACTAAAATACTTGAGATATCCTTCATTTTTAAACTTAGGTAAGTAGATTTGCTTTTTGAAATATGGATAATGTTATTTAACTTTTTAATTTCATTTATCGTTTGATTTGAATGAATATTTTCAGAATTTGCATCATCACCACACCAAATAATGATACGCAATCCTTTGTGGTTTTTAATAGTCATTAGATCGTCATCATTATACATTCCGAAAAATAAGCATGGACCTTCAGAATTTGAACATTCACTTAAATTATATTTTTTAAATGCTCTATCTTTAAACATACAAACACCTGTGCTAAATATTGATTGCTTATATAAATTTGTAAAATGATTAAAAGGAATTGGAAATAAATTTTCTTCTTTTTTAATGACAGCATGAATGCGCCTTTTTTCATGATATCCGTATTTTACGTAGTGATATTTGGCTTTATATTCGGTATCTATTCTTGCCTGTTGTAGATCAGGATATATTTTTATATAAAATTTCCAATCAAACTTGGGAAATTTATCGTAAAAATCCATTTAAAATACTATTATATCTTATTATAATAAATGGATATTTCTAACCTAAATATTTTAGTGACAGGAGGTGCAGGATTTATAGGGTCTAATATTGTAGAATTTTTATTAAAAAACAATGTTAAAAAGGTAAGAGTAATAGATAATCTTTCCACTGGAAATAAAAATAATCTGAAACCTTTTTTAGAAAAATATGATAATGTAGAATTTATGTATGGAGATATATCTAAATTAGAAGATTGTAGAAAAGCCGTAAAGGGTATGGATGTTATTACAAATCAGGCTGCTTTAGGTTCTGTTCCGAGGTCAATAAATGATCCTCTATCATCACATATATCTAATGTTAATGGATTTTTGAATTTATTAATATCCGCAAAAGAAGAAGGTATTAAGAGAGTTGTGTATGCATCATCTTCTTCTGTTTACGGGGATCATCCTGTTCTTCCAAAAAAAGAAGAAAACACAGGA